AGACAAGTTGCTAATATTATTAGAGAAAATTCTGAAAACAAATTACCAAGCGCACCACGTATGTCAGTGTATATTACTGCACTTGAATTAGACAAAGATCGCTTAACAGATGCATCTTACACACGTTCCGTTAATATTAGAGAACGTGCATACGATGATTTAAACCAAGAATACCTTAATTTCCAAGGTCCAAATTATACAGTTGAAAGACTAATACCAACTCCGTATATGATGCGAGCAAATGTAGATATATGGACTTCAAACACAGATCAAAAGTTACAAATTCTAGAGCAAATATTAGTACTGTTTAATCCAAGTTTAGAAATACAAACCACTGATAACTTTATTGATTGGACTAGTATTACAGTTGTTAACTTAGAAAGTGTACAATGGTCTAATAGAAGTGTTCCTGTTGGTGTAGACTCAGAAATTGATATTGCTACTCTAACATTTAGTGTACCAATATATATTAGTCCACCTGTTAAAGTTAAAAAGATGGGTGTTATTACAAATGTTATTACTAGCATGTTTGATGAAAATAGAGGTACCATAGAAACAGGAGTAAGTACACCAGAAGTTAATGCATATGATGATTATACACAATCAGGTATTACTGAAAATGAGTTTGGTAGACGTCCTGCAACTGATTTAACAGATCAAATGGCCAATGTTAACTACAAAGGTTACGGTGTATACATAGAAGGATTTACTGCTAAACTTATAGCAAATGGTATTGTAGGTGGAATAAATTGGGATGAAATATTTGAAGCACTTCCAGGAAATTATCTTGCAGATGTTAGTAGAATTTATTTAACTAGCATTGACGATTCAAATAATACTGTTACCGGAACAATTAGTGTAAATCCATTTGATCCAAAAGCATTACAAATTAATTGGGACACAGACAGTTTCCCTTCTGATAGTATTATTACTAGTTCATTAGGAGACAGAACAAGTATAGATTATATTATAGATCCTACAAGATTTAACCCCGAAGGAGTTCGTGCTTCGGGTGTTAGACTATTGCTATTAGATGATGTAGGGAATGAAGATGCCCAAGAAGTATCTAAGGCATGGCGAAATAATGATGGTTCTGGTCTAATTGCTAGTGGTAATGATATTGTAGAATGGGATGGTTCTAAATGGAACATTATATTCAATGCTAGTGAAATTACCGAAACTACTTATACAACAAACTTAAACACAGGTATACAGTATAGATATTCAAATGGATCCTGGTTAATGAGCGTTGAAGGTGATTATCCAGTTGGCACATGGAGAATTGACCTCTACGGATAATTATTTGTATGGACAATATTATTTGTAGTGGTGCATTGTTTTACACACTAGATACTAAAAGATTTTTATTTTTATATAGAAACAACGGAAAGCGTTCAAACGTTTGGGGTCTTGTAGGCGGCACTAATGAAGAACGCGAAACCCCGTGGGAAGGTTTACAAAGAGAAATTCAAGAAGAAGTAGGCCAGGTTCCTACAATTGAAAAAACAATTCCATTAGAAACCTTTATAAGTACAGATCAACATTTTCAATTTCACACATATTTGTGTGTAATACGCGAAGAATTTATTCCAGTACTTAACAACGAGCATACAGGTTATGCATGGGCTAGTTACAATAATTGGCCAATGCCGTTGCACAAAGGCCTACGTAATACCCTTCAAAGTAAAATAAATCGTGCTAAGTTAGAAACAGTGTTTAGCATGGCAGATTTACTTGACTAATAATAACTGATGTAGTATAATAAAGCATGAAAGTCTTAGTTATTGGCGACATTATTATTGACAAATATATCACAGGAACATCAACACGATTGAGTCCTGAAGCTCCTGTGCCTGTTGTTAGTCAGCAAGATAGTTGGGAGCAATGGGGTGGTGCATACCTCGTATATCTTAATCTATTGAACTTAGGTGTAGATGTAGAAATGTTAGACTTATCGTCGCCTAAATGTATTAAGACTCGTGTGCTGTGTGATGGTCATTACGTTACACGTATAGATCAAGATTTTGAAACTAATAGTAAAGAAGCACTTAATACTATAAAAGAGAAAAATTTTAGTGAGTATGATGTTGTAATACTGAGTGATTATAATAAAGGTGTACTAGAATATTCACAACAAATTATAGAACACATCAACAAATATGATTGTAAAATTATTGTAGATCCTAAACGTCATTATAGTTTTTATCAAGGTGCTTGGTTAGTTAAACCTAACAAAAAAGAATATCATACATTTGAATTTGCAGCATGGAAAAATAATTTAATTATTACTTCTGCAGGCGAAGATATAATTGCAGACATAGACGGAATATATTACAAAATTAAACCAGATCCTGTCGAAGTAAATGATGTTACAGGTGCAGGTGATTGTTTTCTTGCTACATTTGTTTACGGAATGAGTCGAGGAAAAAGTTACAGCGACTGTCTTAAACTAGCTGCAAAAGGTGCAACAGAATCAGTTAAGCATGTTGGCACATATGTAGTTAAACCTGAAGATTTACAAGAACGTGTTATTTTTACAAACGGTGTATTTGATATATTACATAGAGGTCATTTTACTTTATTAAAAGAAGCTCGTGCGTTAGGAGAAAAACTTGTAGTAGGTATTAATAGTGATGCTAGTACAAAACGTCTTAAAGGAAATAGTCGTCCTATAAACACAGAACAAACACGCAAAGAACAATTAGAATTGTTGTCTTGGGTAGATGAAGTTGTTGTCTTTGACGAAGATACACCATACGAACTAATTAAAAAACTAAATCCTGACATGATTGTCAAGGGTGGAGATTACACTGTAGAACAAGTAGTTGGGCATGACATTGTGCCTGTAAAAATTATTCCTACAGTAAAAGGATTTAGTACAACAAGTATTATAGAGAAGAGCAAATGAGAATATTAGTTACAGGATATAAAGGATTTATCGGATCAAATCTTGCATTGTATTTACAAGAGCAAGGTCATGAAGTTGAAGGATGGGAATATGTTCCTAACACAATACCAGATCCGTCTAGTTATGATTGGGTAATACATTTAGGTGCTATTAGTAGTACAACTGAAACTAATGTAGATAAAATATTAGAACAAAACTTTGAATACAGCGTAAGGTTGGTACAGGCATGTGATATGATGGGGACTAATTTTCAATATGCTTCAAGTGCAAGCGTTTATGGCGGCTATAGGCCAACACATTTTAAAGAAGACGGTCCGCTATTGCCGCAGTCACCGTATGCTTGGTCAAAATATTTGTTTGATAGATTTATATCACAACATAGTCAAGATTTTGAAATACTTGTACAAGGTTTTAGATATTTTAATGTATATGGTCCTAGAGAAGATCACAAAGGTGATCAAGCATCACCGGTAACTAAATTTACACAACAGGCAAAAGAAAACGGTTTTATTACATTATTTGAAAATAGTGAAAAATACAAGCGTGATTTTGTTTGCGTAGAGGACGTTGCTAAAGTACATGAAAAAATGCTCGGTGTCGATGAATCGGGGATTTGGAATGTTGGTACTGGCAATAGTGTTAGTTTTTATCAAATTGCAAACAAAATTGCAAACAAATACAATGCAGAAATTAGATATGTGCCAATTCCAGAAAATTTAAAAACACAATATCAAGACTTTACTTGTGCAAATTTAGACAAGTTAAATTCTGTAATTGATATCGATTGGATTAAAGTAGAGGATTATATAAATGCAAACGTCTAACCAAACTGAAAGATTATCTGGTGTTGTACAAAAGGGTTGGGGTTATGAATTAATCTGGGCAACTAACGACAAGTATTGTGGTAAAATTATGGTCTTTAAAAATATAGGATCAAAGTTTAGTATGCACTTTCATCGAGAAAAAGATGAAACATGGTTTGTTAACAATGGACGATTTAAATTGCGTTGGATTGATACAAATACTGCAACACTTATGGAGGCTGAATTAAAAGAAGGTGATACATGGCATAATCCTCCATTACAACCTCATCAACTAGAAGCACTTGAAGAAAATTCTAGTATTACTGAAGTAAGTACAGCAGACAGTGTTGAAGATAATTTTAGAATTATACCTGGAGATAGTCAAAGTGGATAAAAGAATAGTCATTGGTTTAGATAGAGACGGAACAATTAATGAAGATACAGGAACTTATATTTCTAAAAAAGAGCAGTTTAAACCCATTCCTAGAAGTTTAGAAGCCATAAAAGAAATTAAAGACTTAGGTTATGCTACAATTGTTCTTACTAATCAAGCAGGTGTTAGTAAAGGTCATATGGACGACTTTAGTGTTCATACTGTACACCAGTATTTAGAAAAACTGTTGTTTGATGAAACTGGGTGTAAACTAGATGGACTCTTGTATAGTACCGGAAGTGACGAATTTGACAACTTTAGAAAACCAAACATAGGTATGTTTTTACAAGCACAAAGAGATTATTTAATATCATTTTACAAAGGATACTATGTTGGAGACAAAATAAGCGACCTTGAATTTGCATCAAGGTTTGACGTTAAGCCTGTTTTAGTTAGAACAGGATACGGTAAAATAACTGAAAAAAAATTAGAAGAATCTAAATACCAACAACTAAAAGATAAAACAATTATCTTCGATGATTTGTATTCATTTAGCCAGTGGCTTAAAGATGAAGCGCATTAAGCCTGCGCTTCACCCCATCTTAGAATAAGGTTTGCATTTGTAGCTGCACCCGAAACCTTATACACGTTAATTGCAAGAACATCTGGACCATTTGGGAATGTTCCTCTACCACCTAATGTGGTATTTGTAAGTTCTTTCAATTCGCTAAAGTCCACAGTCGATCTTTCACCTGGTACCGCAATGAACGAGAATACAGTTTCTCCTGGTTGTGCATAAGGCGGTTGAACAAACTCAAATTCAATTGTTCCTGTGCCTTGTACTAGTGTTCCGTTAAAGTTATTGTTAAATGTAATCCTATAGTAATCAACAGTACCGTGTTCATACGCAGTGATACTAGAAACAAGTGTACTAGCAGGAAACGACACAGAGCCGCCGCTAGTAACAGCAGTACCGTTGGCTATACCTGCTGAATCAACACTTGCTTTAGTTAGGAATGCAAAGTTTCTGTTTGTTAAGTCTGCCCCTACACTAAATCTAAAAGTAGAACCTTGACCAATCCATTGAATCCAGTTCTGACTCAATCTAATTCTTACATCGTTGTTTCGAATATTAACTGCTGTAACTGTAGTGTTGCCGAGTATGTATCCTGTACCGCCATTGTTGTTAACTAGTGTCACTGTTGAGCCTATAGCTACAGGTCCAAGGGTTTCATACTCACTTACAGAAACTCTAACTTCACTACTATACCACCCGCCTGCAATAGAGGTTAGATCAACGTTTGTAGTAGCTTGTGCTGTTGCTTGTGCTGTTGTCGCAGCCTGTCCTGTTGACCATAATACCGAACCGCCGGCAGCAACTTGCGCAAAGCTAGGCTGTCCACCTTGTGCTAGTGAACTAAGTCCCGACCAACCAACGTCACTTGGATTGAGAGGATAGTTTTGCGGGTTAAGAATACCTTCAACAACAATACCACCTGTAATACTATTATTTGATTGGTCAACACCGTCTGATGTAATTTCAAGACCTTGTAGTAGTAACTGCGCACGGTTTAGCAGTTCACGTTCGCCTAAGTCACCTACAATAGCATTTGATACACTAGGTGCTAATCGAATCATAAATGCTGTTTGTTTTGTTGTAGTAACTTCAACACCCGATTCAGCGTATGAGAAAATATAACCACGATCTTCATCAAATCCGCCATCTGTTAGGAATGCACTACCCCAGTGACTAATAAGCGGTGTAATAGTGTTACTAATTAATACTACACCTGTACCAGAGCTGTGTATTGCGGCAGCACCTGCTTGATAATCCCTTGAAGCACCAGCTTGGAAGTTTGTTAGTGTTGCTGCTCTTTGTAATCCGCTTAAAGTATTTGTAGTGTCATTCTTAGCACTGTAACTTATTATTTCATTGTCAATATATATAAATCCAGTTTCTGGAAAGAAACTAGTATCTTCAAGAACTAGTGAAGTTTGTGTCGCATCCATTGCTTCTACTAGTTTGCCTGGAGGTCCTTCGTTAGTAACTTCATAACGCACAGGCAAGTTACCTGAACGCATAAACGCTTCTGTGTTTATGTTTGAGTTACGCATTCTGTGCGCAAATACAAAGTTACCGTCTGAACCACGTGCCATAAAGTCAATAAAACCAGCACCATACCATGAATACTGAATACCAATCATTTGCATTTTAGCAATGTCTACATTATATCCACTTGGTCCGGTTCCATCTAAACGATCTAAGTTAAAGTTTTCTTGTTTAACTTTTTTATCTGATACTAGATTTGCCTTTGCAGCAGTAACATTTGATACACCTCTAAAGTCTGGTGTAACAGTTAATGTTGTTTGATCAATTACATGGCTTACAACGTGTGTCATACCTTTGATAATAAATCTATCACCTGCAACAACTTGATCTCTAAATCTAGTATTAGTTCCTACAACTAAGTTATTATCAACATCAATTGATACTGTTCCAGCAAGTTGTTTAGTTCCTGTACGTTGATTAACACTTAGGTTTGTGCCGTCATATTCCCAGAAAATACCATTTTGATCATCAAAGATACCCGAGCGTACTGTGGCGCCGTGCCAACTAACTACTGACATTTGTGCAGAAAATCCTAGTTTAGCATTAGTACTTCCTAAACGTCTCTTAGCTAAAACGTTAAATGTTCTTTCGTCAAGAACATTAACAACTTCATAATCAAATGTTGGCGGTGATGCTGTTTCGTTTCCACTGTTGTATCCCGGAGTTTCAATTCCTAATAAACGAATTACACCGCCTACTTGAACTCCGTGATCATTATCATCAGTCTCTACTGTAATTACAGAGCCAACTTCGGTCCCATTTGACGTTACAGATTTTAAATCATAACTTGGTGCAAATAGCGCACCAGTTGTATACATAATGCCTTTACCTGATTGGTAACGAATATACTTTTTACTTTGACGTATTGCTTGCGCACCGTGTTGTGGGCCACCTGTACCTAGCTGTACACCACCGTCATAAGGTCTATGAATAAAGAATGAATCTGGTCTCGGATAAACGACACCGCTAATACTATCTGCTGAAGTATCGATATTTCCTACAGCTCTTGCTACGTATCTTAGTTTGTTTGTATCAGGTATAACTGTTGCTAAAAATGCACCAGATGCAAGAGAATGGTTATTTACACCGTCGCCGCTATTAATATCAACAATAAATGTGTTTCCAGGAACTAGGCCATGTGCGTTATCAAAGGTAACTTCTAAAGTAGCCAATGCTGTAAATGTAATGTTTTGTCCAATTCCTATCGATGCTGTTGATAAATCAGATATTGTTATTGTAGATATGAACGGAACACTGTCTCCAGAGACACCGGTTGCAGCATCTTGTGTTATACTATCAATGCTATTACTTGCTCCGATAGTTGCTACTCTTAATAACAAATCATTAACACCGTCTACGCCGTCTAATTGTGATCCTAAAATTAATATTCTATTCCCAATTTGATAATCTTGTCCTGCTAGTGCAACAGCAGCAGTATATGAATTATTGCTTCTAATTATATCAAATGTTGCTCCGTTACCTAGAGCAAATTCGTTTGTAGCAGTACTATTATTAAATGTACCACTTCCTGAAACGGCAGTACCTGATGCAGAAACGCTAGTAATTGTTCCTGCGACATCAACCGAAACAATTTCAATTGTTAAGTCGTTTGCAGTTGTACTACCGTACAGATCGGTACCTAATACAGTAAATGTTTGGCCGACACCGTAATCTAAACCACCGCTTGTTACATTTGCAGTATATGTACTACTTGCAATATCAATACTAAATTCTGCTCCGCTACCTACTATATTTGTAGGGGCTTGGTTTGGATAATTTGCTGTATTGACTGCTACCCCACTTTCTGACCAAGCAGTGATTCCACCAACGCCATCTACAGCATCAACATTTATAGTCACATCGTTTGCAGGTGTCGCACCACCAAGAATATTACCTGCTACAGTAATAGTATCATTTACAACATAACCAGTACCAGGTGTTGGAATATTAACAGCATAAATTGTTCCAATTCTTGAAACATCTACTTGAGCATTTACGCCGGCGCCAGTAGTAGAAAAAGATACGTTTGTATAATCTACACTAGCATCGGGTGCAGTACCTGATGCAGTAATACCAGTAATTTCACCGTTTACTCCAACGCCTGTTATAACTAAAATTACATCATTAGTTGGAGTTACACCGCCTAATACGTCACCGGTAATCTTTAATCTATCTTGTACAACATAATCTACAGATGTATCGAGTGTAGCAACAGATGCACTATAAACATTGTTAGTATATGTAATATCAATAATTGCATCAGCGCCGATTCCACCATTAAC